GTTTACAACCGCCTTTCTGTTAAGTTAGCCATTGAAGATATGTGGGGTGACGCATGAACAAATATTCTATGAGTTACAGTCAGATCAATCAAACATCTAATACAAAAAGTGAAAACCGCCTTGGCTTTGCCTTGGCAGTAGTGGCTTTTACCTTGTACTGTTTAGCGTCCAACATGGCGTTTAATGACTGTATTAATCTGGGGGTGTGCTAATGAAACATTCTGAAACTGAATTTAAACAATGGTTGTCTGATAATCTCCCAACATATGCTCGCGATTACCGACATTTTGACGGCAATATTATTGAATTTTCAGATGAGCACAAAGATGAGATTTGCCATGCTTTTCTTAAATGTTTTCCTTCTTGGTGGGATGATGTTTTGCCGCCTTGTTTGATAAAGCCAGAAGTTTTCCTGCATTATCTCTACGAGGAAACGGAAGACGAAGACCTGTCTTGTATAATTCGCGGGGACATTTACCTTTTATTAGAACTTCATTTAAGCGACCTTGTTGGTGAGGTTTACAACGAAGTCTTTAACATTAAACCAGAGCCTTTCGCAGGCTATGAAAGAGGGCAATAAGATGATTGAAGTATTGGGAACGATTACAGCAACATTTATTCTAGCCATTTTAATGCGGGGTTCATATTTAATGGTGAGGGACGCACAAGACAGATACAATGAGAGGAACAAATAGACCGAGGTTCCCCGACCTTTTGAGCAAGCCTTGTCCACTTGTGGTCGCAACGGACTATTACTTTTTGATATAAAGCCCATCCATAATCATCATTATTAATTATATATACTAGAATATACAATGCCGCTCCATTCATTCAAAGAGAGGCAGTCGTGATCCTTTACATGCTTATATTCGTAGTATTATCGCTTTGTGCGGTAGCCAAAGAAGACCTATAGTTTACATTTCCATTAATCAACAAAATCACTTACAATACAGTCACCGAACTTTTTATGGTGGCTGTATGAACAACTTTAATATTACAAGGCGGGTTGATAAGTGCTGCGAAAATGGCTTTGATAACCTGCTTGATATGTTCAATGGCATTATGCTTTCGATCATTGAAACTGAAGTGCCGCAATACCAAGTAAAAGCAGAGCTGATCCACTGGTGTCATCATGTAGACAATAGCCTTGATGCACTAAAGGAACATAGGGTAACATCAACACAATTAACAGCCGATAATCTTCTAGCTCAGACCAGTGAAGTGTTCGGAACAGAGGTATAGATGCTATCAATAAAATATAAATCCACAGGGGAACTTATCCCTTATATTAACAATTCTCGAACCCATAGTGAGCAACAAGTACAACAAGTAGCCGCAAGCATTAAAGAATTTGGTTTTACAAACCCTATACTCATTGACGATGAAAGCGGTATTATAGCGGGACACGGTCGCTTACAGGCCGCGCAGTTGCTAAATCTTAATGAAGTGCCTACCATTACGTTAGAAGGGCTAACAGATGCGCAAAAAAAAGCGTACGTAATAGCTGACAACCAACTGGCATTAAATGCGGGGTGGGATATAGATTCCTTAAAGTTAGAGATTGAAAACCTGTCCGAACTTGATTTCGATATTAGCCTGTTAGGGTTTGATGATGATTTGTTGCAATCAATATTAGATGCTAATTTTGAGCCTAACTTTGACCCAGCAACAGAGGAAGAACAAGGGCAGTTGGATGAGTTAGACCCTAAATGGGTTGATTGCCCTAAATGCGGCCATGAATTTGATCTAAGAGGCATAATAAAATGAGCTTATCTTTCGAAGAAAAAAATAAAAATATATTAAATAGGTTTGAATCAAATATCACAGGAACAAAGGTTAGAAAGTTTTCCTTCAAACTGGATGGTAGGCCTGTAACTATGATTGATGTCAACAATGCAAGCCTTGCAGATGCTAAAAGCTCATTATATTCACGATTTGGCCTTACTAGGGTAAGTGATATACATGCCCACTAACCTTAAACTTGATTGGGCCAGCTATGATGCCGCAAAATATGCTGTTGAGAACTGGCATTATAGTAAGTGCTTGCCTATGGGTAAGCTGGTAAAGGTTGGGGTTTGGGAGGATGATGTGTACATAGGCTGTGTAATCTACTCTAGGGGCACAGCAAAGGATTTAGGGACAAAGTACGGCCTTACACAGACAGAGTGTGTAGAGCTAACTAGGGTTGCTTTAAAGAGCCACAAAACGCCTGTTAGCAAAATACTTGCAATCAGCTTTAAGTTTTTAAAAAAATCAAACACTAAAATAAGGCTGATCGTTTCTTTTGCGGCAAGGTCTGAGAACCATCATGGTGGCATTTATCAAGCTACAAACTGGATTTATGCTGGTGAGTCAAATCCAAATGAGGATGCAATCTATAAGGGTAGGCGTATCCCAAATAGGACTCTTGGGGCAGTCAAGCAAAAATACAAGATGAGTACCAGTGAGCTACTTTCTAAGGGTATACTTTCAGATGTAAGAAGAATGACTAAGCATAGATATTTGATGGCACTAGACAAGGAGATAAAAAAGCGCATACTGCCATTGTCAAAACCTTATCCAAAGCGTGCAAAAGAGCAGGAGCCAGAGAACCCCTCTGGTCTGGGCGGTGCAACTCCGACCTGTACGCTCCAATCAAGCAATGAGCTATGAAGATAGGCAATCAGGGCGATGGTGGGGGTAGACCGATAATTGAGTTTACGCCAGAGCAAATAACACAGCTTGAAGCATTAGCGGCTGTACTTACTAAAGGCCAGATCGCTGATTACTTTAGCATTTCCGAAACAACCTTGAGGGCTATCGAAGAAAGGCAGCCTGAAGTTTCTGACGCTTATAAAAAAGGAAGAGTTAGACAATGCGCTAGTATGGGGTCGAACCTTATACAATTAGCCAAAGCAGGCAATGTAGCGGCCAACATCTTCTATCTTAAAACGCAGGCTGGATGGCGAGAAGCAGAGCCGCCACCGCAAGAGATACCTGCCTTCAACATCATAGTGGACAGTCGTGCAACTAACGCTCCCACAGAGTGAAATACTCTTAAACCATTCACGTTTTAAAACGGTGGTTGCTGGGCGCAGGTTCGGCAAGACTTTCCTATCCGTTAATATGATTTTAAAAGAAGCCGTTACAGGGGTAAACAAGAACTGTTGGTATGTTGCTCCTACTTACGGCTCTGCCAAAGAGATTGCTTGGGATATGCTAATACACACTATCCCGCCTGAATACGTTTCTAAGACCAATGAAAGCAGCCTAACGTTACGCCTTATCAATGGGTCTGTTATATCCTTAAAGGGCGCAGAGAAGCCGAATAACCTTAGAGGCAGAGCGTTAGACTTTTGCGTACTAGATGAATTTGCAGATATGAGGCCAGAGGCATGGTACGAGGTAATTAGGCCAAGTTTAAGTGATCGTCAAGGCTCTGCCGTCTTTATTGGGACACCAAAAGGAAGGAATCACTTTTACGATTTGTGGGCTAAAGGAATTGATGGGGCTTATAATTGGTCTAGCTTTCAATACACGACAATACAAGGCGAGAACGTACCCGCAGAAGAAATAGATGCGGCTAAACAAGATTTAGACGAAAGGACATTCAAGCAAGAGTATGAAGCGGCATTCGTAACCTATCAAGGGCTAATCTACTACGGGTTTAATAGAGAAGAGTCTGTATTGGCCTGTGACGATGATAATGGTACACTTCACATAGGGATGGATTTTAATTTAGATCCCATGTCAGCCGTTATCTGCATACGTAAAAGCGGGAAGCTGTATGCGGTAGACGAGATTGTCATGTATGGGTCTAACACTGACGAGATGGTTGCGGAAATAATAAGCCGCTATCCTCGACGCAGTATCATTATTTATCCAGACCCTGCATCAAGACAGCGTAAAACAAGCGCAGGTGGTCGTACAGATTTGTCGATCTTACAAAACGCAGGATTTAGCGTTAAGGCGAAAAACTCACACGCATTGATCAGGGATAGAGTCAACGCAGTGAACAGTCGGTTGCTGTCTGGAGATGGTGAGCGGCATTTGTTTGTCAGCCCGAAATGCAAGCAAACTATTAAGAGTTTGGAACGACAAACGTACAAAGAGGGAACTAGCATTCCAAACAAAGATGATGGCTACGATCATATGAACGATGCGCTCGGCTATCTCGTGGAATATCTATTTCCTGTTCGCACTGAATACACTACGCCACAACCACAAAGGTGGACTTGATGAGATTGAACGCAGATACAACACACCCTGATTATGACAAATACGAAAGCCGATGGGAGTTTTATGTCAGAAGCTATCTGGGTGGGGCAGATTATTTTAATGGCGCATATCTAACGCGCTATATTTCAGAAACAAATGATGACTATGATCGAAGATTAGACCTTACGCCAGTGGATAACCACTGCAAAAACATAGTGCATATTTACTCTAGCTTCCTATGGCGTGTACCCCCGACTAGAGCGTATAACAGCGCGGCTAACAACGTTGCCCTTGAACCTTTTCTTGATGACTGTGACTTAGAAGGTCGTAGCTTTAATGCGTTTATGCGTGAGTGTCAGATATGGGCGAGCGTCTATGGTCATGTTTGGGTCATGCTTGATAAGCCTAAATCTACAGCAGGAACAAAGGCAGAAGAGTTGGCGCAGGATATTCGACCTTATGTCACCATGTTCACCCCTGAGAATGTTCTGGATTGGAATTGGGTTAGAACCCCTAGCGGGCGTTTTGAGCTTGATTACTTAAAGGTTAGGGAAAGCGTTATACGTGTTGACGAAACGACTACAGAGACGTATTACAGGGTCTGGTACAAAGACAGAGTTGAGCTATGGCATTCGGTTAATGATTTAGACAAGCAAGTCGAAGTTGATGATAACGTGCTTGGTCGTATCCCTGCTGTATTTTTACCTGCTAATCGCAGTATAACAAGAGGCATTGGGCTTAGTGACATATCTGATGCTTCCTATATGCAAAGGGCTATCTACCAAGAGTTATCAGAGATAGAACAGCTTATACGGATATCCAACCATCCCACGTTGGTTAAGTCGTTCGGCACAGACGCTTCAGCAGGAGCGGGTGCAATCATTAACCTGCCTGATGATATGGATGCTCAGTTAAAGCCTTACCAGTTACAGCCTAGCGGACAGAACTTAGATGCTGTCCGCGCATCGATAAGCGATAAGATTTCAGCTATTAACCGCATGAGTCACATGGGTGCTGTTAGAGGCACAGAAGCGATGACTATGAGCGGTGTGGCTATGCAGACTGAGTTCCAGATGCTTAATGCTAAACTTGCTGAGAAGGCTGATTTGCTAGAATTGGCTGAAGAACAAATATGGTTGTTGTTCTGTGATTGGCAAGATGTCACCCCAGACGTAGAAATATATTACCCAGACGCGTTCGACCTTAGGGATTACGACAAAGAACTTATGTTCCTTCAGCAGTTAAGGGCTACAGGTGTTAAATCTGTAACTCTGGCGCAAGAGATTGACAAGAAGATTGCCGACTTACTGCTTGATGATGAAGACCTAGCCAAAGCCCACGTTGAAATAACGTCTGGTACTCAGGTGTTAGGCCAGTTTAATGATCAGGTAATTGAAGAATAATAATGGCAGTTGATACTGACCAACTAAAGGATGTCATTGCTAGGGCTGAAGCACACCAAGCCAAGCTCGTTTTGGCGCTTGCAAAGCTAGAGAGAAGGATAGTTGATTACCTAGCCACGGCACCCCTTAAAGACGGCATCTTGTTTGATTTAGAATGGGCTATCCAAGCTAGATCGGAACTACGGAAACTGATCGAAGAAGAGTACTTAACAACCATTGATGGCTTTGTACGCGAATACAAGGCCGTTGCAGGTGAGGTTGCGACAATGCTTGCTACCTATGGGGACTTTGCAAAGCTCGACCCTAATGTGGTTGCTCAATTGCAAAACCTTAGCTTTAGAGGCTTTGAGAACTTAGGTCAAGAGTATCTGGATATTATTGCCAAGCAGGTGTATGAGAGCACCCTAACTGGTCAGACATTCGCAGTTGGTGTTGCAAGCATACAGCAAGCCGTTAGCGGTGATATGGCTAGGTACGCAAGCCAACAACTACACGATTCTCTTTTGCAGTTCGATAGGTCAATCAACACCCGAATAGCTCTGGATAGTGGTGCAACCAAGTTTACATACCGTGGCCCAGATGACAGCGCAACGAGAGAGTTCTGTGCTAGGCACGTAAACAAGACGTATACGATAGATGAGATCGAAGAGATATGGCAAGGCAGTTGGGGCGGTAAGATAGACTCCAATGCTTTTGTTTCAGCGGGCGGCTACAATTGCCGTCATAGATGGCGACCAATAATAGAGGACTAGATCATGCCAAAAGGCAAAGGAACATACGGTAGTAAAGTAGGCCGACCCAAGAAGAAAAAACCAAAGAAGTAGCCCCCGAAGGGGCGGTTGGTTATTAATCGTTACAGCCGTACAATGGGTGGTCAGTAGGTAGCCAAAGGGTATATATTAAGTGTCCACCGTCAACCTCTTCCTCGTAAAATCTGCATTCATCATTAGTCAATAAACTACCTATAGTTCCCTCTGCACTTTTAACGTCCCATCCATTATTTGCAAGCATCGTTATCATTTCTGCCATAGAAAAGTAATCGTGATCTCCAAAGTCTGAGTGAGCTTCTATGGAGCTATTGAATACTGATAAAGCCGCTAATTGATTATTAGTTAAGTTAGACATAATTTATTACCTTTATTTATTGATTGAGATTACATCTTACACCCTATAAACATAAATGTAAACACTTATGAGGTAAATAATTACGGTTTTTGTAAATTAATTTAATGTGCTACAAT